CGATACACGGCCGGGAAGCGGGCGGAACGACCCTCGGTGATGGTGCGGGTACGCACCGTATCGCGGAACTTGACGGCAGCTTCGTACGCGGTGAGGACTTCACCACCGAAGACGTCGAGGAACAGCGCATCGGTCGCACCGGCCAGGTTTACCTGACCAACGCGAGACGGGTTGGAGTTTGCCATTGCGGCAGGAATCCTTTAGTGAGGTTGGACACGGGGTTTGTGCCCGTCCGACTCGTGCCTTCCTTTCAGACGAAGTTGTCCGCCGTAACGGGCTTCTCGTACTCGTGGGATGGAATCGTTCGGAGCTTTGTGCTCGGCTTCCCAGCCGAGACACGGATATGACGCGGGCGGCGATCACGCCCGACTCGCAGCGTTAAGACGGCTGCTGGCGCCGGCCCTTGGGCGATCGCAGATCGGCGGAGGAGGGGACGCCGATCAGAACTCTGCTGTCTGGATCATCTGGAGCTGCAACGAGCCCAGGTTGTCGACGAGCGTTTCGTCGCGCGAGAGGCGTTCCCGCCCCGCGTACCAGAACAGCATGTGGAAGTATTCGTGCCAGAAGGTTTGCATCTGGACCGACTTCGGGAACTGTTTACCAGCCCGACTCACATAGATCGCGTTCCCCTCGAAGTGCGTAAGGCCACGCGGCGGTTCGTCACCAAGTTCCGTACCGGTGCGCTTGCACGCAGCACGCATCTCGTCGTCGTTGACGACGTGGACGGTGATCCGCTGCGCACCCAGGCTGAACGCCTTGGGGATGCGCTTCATGCGTTACTGCATCAGTTCGATCCCCGCAGCGCGAGCCGCGGCGATCTTCGAGGCCACCTTCGCGCGGAACGCGGGGTCCTTGGCGTACTTCGGGTCGCGCATGTCGGCGACCATCTCGGCCTTGCTGGCGTAGGCGTCGCCCGTTGCGCGAGCGCCACCTTTGGTGACGTCCTTGCCGGACTTGCCGCTGGCGAGCTGATAGCGCGCGGTGAGACCGCGGACGGCGTTCGAGGCCACCGCAGGGTCATTGGAGTAGACGTCGCGATCGTACGCGGCGATCTCGGCCGGGGTGTAGGTGCCCTTCGCCCACTCGATCATCGCCTTGTAGTTCTCTTCGCCGCCAGCTTCGTTGTGGATCTTCTGCGCGTGCAGTTGACCGAGAGCCTGGAGACCAGCGATGAACGTGTCGACGTCTTCGCGGGACAGCCCGATCTTCTCGGCCGGTACGTAGTCCGCGTCAGTCAGCTCGGCGCCGGAGACGATCTTTGCTGTCAGCGACTCGCGATACTTGGTGAACTCCGCGGCGGTGCCTTCGGCGGCGGCCTTCTCTTCAGGCGTGCGCTCGTCCGGCTGCTCTTCAGCGGGTTTGGCCTTCGCCTTTTCCAGCTCGGCGTAGGACTTCGCCATCTCTTCGACGCGCACTTCGCCCTTCTCCGCATCCCAAAACTTCTCCGGGATGTGGTCGGGCCGCTGCGGCTTGTCGTCAACGGCATTGTCGTCGTCATGCACGTCGCCACCGGCTTGCGCTCGGTAGGCGGCGGCAAGTCGGGCATCCCGCTCTTCAGGGGTTTCCTGCGGAGCGGCTTCGCCCGGCTTCACTTCATCAGTCATGTATGCCCCTCCTCGGGGTTCTTACTTGTTGGGGTTGGCGTTCTTCATCACGCCCGCGACTGCGGGAGCGGTGCCCTTTTCCATCAGCGTGTTCGCGACCTGGGCCTTCATCTGCTCTGCCCGTTCCTGCGCGATCTGCGCGGCCGACTTGACGACGCTCGAAGCGTCCTCGACACCCCAGCCCAGGAGAATCCGGGTGGCGATGTCGGTGGGCTGAAGGATCTGGATGACGCCTTCGTTGCCGAAGATGCCGACGAGATCCTGGATCGCGCCACGCAGCTTGTTCAGCGAGTGGTTGCGGCCGAGGGCCTGGAAGCCGGTCACGACGACCGGAGACACCGCGTCCTTGGGAAGACGGGGGATGTCCCCTGCCCTCTCCTCGACGGCCAGCAGCCGGCGAATGAAGGGCATCTGCTCTTCCTGCGCGAGGACCGTGTAGACGCCACCAAGGGTGTCTTCGAGTTCCTGCGCGATGTCGCGCACTTCCTCTGCGGTCACACGCTCGGCGTCGCGGATCATTCCCGAGCGAATCAGGAACGCGCGCGACAGGCGCTCTTCGAGGCGAGAGATCGCCACTTCGACGACCTTGAAGTCGGCGTACTTGTCGAGCGTGAAGGCGTGGATGTCTTCCTCGCGTCCGGCGACAGCGTCACCAGAGCGGGCCTTGTTGACGTCTTCGACGTTCGTCTGCGAACCAGGGGCCACCAGCAGGATCACCTTGGCGGCGATCGCGGCGTACTCGACGTTCGACTGCGAGAGTCCTTCGAGGGACTGAAGGTCACCGAGGTATTCCTCGCAATGACCGCGGCCGTAGTCCGAAGTCGGCACGGCTTTCCAGCGCAGGGGATTCCAGGGCGCCACGTCTTCAGGCGTATCGCCTTCCGACTCGGGAACCTTGGTGTCGTTGATCTCCTGATGCCAGCGGCAACGCTTGTCTTCCCAGGTGACCCAGGTGAAGACTTCGGCGGCCTTTGCGTCGGGCTTGATGCCGCACGCGGTGATGGTCTCTTCGTCGAGATCCCGTACGGGGACGGTCTCTTTGATGACGACGTCCATCGGCTTGCCGGCGGCGCTGCGACGCACGACGTATTGGTCGAGCCGGTACATGCGGAACTCGTCGAGCGACTCGAACCGCGTCAGCACGTTGCCGGCGACGATCAGGTGCATCAGAGCCTCGGCCTTCTGCGGCCGGATCGGGCTCGTCTCGAACCGCTGGATGACGCGGTTCTCGATCGACGCGAGCGTCTTCTGGAGCTGTGCCTTCTGCTCGGGGTCGATCTGTTCCGCTTCAGCGGCGACCGGCTCCGGCATGACGTAGCGGAAGAAGGCGTTGCCCGGTGGGTAGAGCGCCATCAGCAGCTTCGCGGCCAGGTTGTTCAGGCCGTACGCGCCGAGGGATTGGTAGGGTTGAGGGAGGACCGTGGAGTTGTTGCTTCCTTCAGGCGGAAGCAACGAGGGGATGGTGAGCTTCGAGCACTCGCGCGCGATGTCGAGCGCGGTCTGCCGGTCCACCATCAGCGACGAGTAGAGCGCCGCTGCGGTGTTCTCTTTCATCGGGCCAGTAGTCCAGAGCGGCCGTAGCCGCCGCCGGCAGCGATACCCAGCCCGCCACCGCCGCTACCGCCGCCGAGGCCGCCGATGCCCAGGCCGCCACCACCGGGGACGCGGACCACAGGGCGCGGCATGTTCGGAGTCGGCACGGGCGAGCCCATGTCGATGCGAAGGGAGTTGCGGCCGGACGACTCGGCGCCGATCCCCAGGCCATCGAGGTACGGGTTCGCCATGTAGATCGGCTTCTTGTCATCCTTCGGCGCAGGCTGCGGCTTAGGGGAACTCGACATGCACATGCGCGTTACCCACGAAGGACAGAAGGAAGGGAACCGTCGGAGGCCGTCGTGGCTTCGCGGCGGAGGGTGTTCAGGCGGGCGACCAGCTCACGCTGTCCGAGCCACGCGCCGATCTCGCGATCGGTGGCATTGATCGGGGGGAGTTGGTCCGTCGCGTACAGCTCGTTCAGGAGGTCGACCAACGCGCCGCACTCGACGGCGACGCGGCGGAGATTCGCCCGATCGGCGGCGGGGTTCGTCTTCAGAGTCGGGGCCTCGAAAAAAATCCCCCAACACCGGAAGGTGTTGAGGGATCGGGGGTGGCGCGGCCTCCTCCTACGGTGTCACCCACGCGCGGGAGACGTTCGGAGGAGGCCGCCATAGAAGGCGCCCCTCGTAGCAGGGGCGTTGCAGCAGCCTGGTTCTACTTAGGTGACCCTAAATATGGGCTTGCTACCTATTCCCACGTATGACGCTAAGTCCTTGATTCCACTGGAGGCGACCAGAGGCGCGGTTTGCGGGCCTGGAAGTCCCAGTCGGAGGCTCGAAGGATGCGGGCGCAGCGGGCCTGGGCGAGCGCCTCCTCGGCGGTGAAGCCGCGGCTTTCGTAGCCGGCGA